ACTTCTGGCACTTTAATAACACTCAAGGTTATAGAGGCAGAAATGAAGCTAATCTATTTAGAAGCTTAATTGATTATAATACTCCTCAAGCATCTACTAGTGGTGTGCCTTGGACTGAGCCTGATGCTGCTATTGTCTCTTGTATTCAGAAGTTTGCTTATTGGTTTAAAACCACTAACAAGACTAAGATTACAGCTATGTATATTCACCCTGATCTTAAACAAATCATCAGTGAAAACAATGAGATTAAGCTACAAACTGGTGGTTTAATTGCTAAGCTAGGCGCTCAAACTGGTGATAGACAAGTATTTGTTAATCAAACTGGTGGTGGCTATCAGATTGAATCTGATGTGTTAAGTGCTAACATGGTTGGTTCTATTGGTGTTGGCCCAGAAGGTATTATCTCCTTAGCTGGCATTCCTATTAGAACTGTTGAGACTTGGTACAGAGATCCTGTAGATGGTGTAAGAAAGTATTTATGGCCTAGAAACAAGGTTGTATTTGTATCTGAAGCTGACACTCAAGGTGTATATGAAGCTCCTGGTAGAACTCAATATTGTGTATCAGAAGAAAGTGGTGGTGAACCTGGATTGTGGATGAGAGAACAAAGAGAAACTCCAATTCCTGCTGCTCCTGGTATGTATTTGCAAATTGGTAATGCTGGTCTACCTTATTTGCTATATCCTAACAGAGTAGCTCATATGACCATTGGTACTATTAAGGACATTGATACTAGACTTGGAATTGTAGGTGATTTGGCGTATGGCAGTACTTAACCGCACCATGTAGTATAAAAAACATACTACATATAAATAAAAAGCAGTTATAAAGTTGTTTATAACTGCTTTTTATTTACTATAAATTCTATTTTATTCTTATCTTGTTACAAGTCCAACCTCTATAATCTATCTTTTTATTTATTAAACTATTAAGGCTACTAGTACCTATTTTATTATCTTTACAAAACACCTTAAAGTTTCTAAATACATATTCATTATTATCCCTATCAAATAAATGATACTCAAAGACTTTTCCCTTATTTGCGCTATGTTTAGCTTCTTCTGAAACAATTATTTCAACCATTTCTTTTGTATCATTTACATGAACTTTATAACCAGTCCATCCTTTATAAAAAGTATCTTTATTTAACATACTAGCTAAATGAGTTCTACTTAGGTTATTTAAAGCACAAAATTCAGTTAGATTAGTAAATACATGCTCTATACCTTCAGGAGTTGTAACATGATACTCAAAATATGTTTTGCCTGGTTTACTTACTTCATGTTTAGCTTCTTTTTTAACTTGTTTATCCCTTGAAGTTGAAGGTGTATTTCTTCTTGCATCACACATTTTCTTTTTAAGTTCTTCAGATAATACTCTACCTTTTGCAGCATCACTTATCTTCTTTCTAGCTTCTTCAGTGTGTGTTCTACCAGACATATAATTCATACTTGCTGATGGATTAATATTATAACCAAAATCTTCTTCATATGATTTATAAAAATCCATCCAGTACTGTTCTCTCTCAGTTAATTTAACTTTATCATTAGTACCATCTTCTAATTTTGGCACCACTTCTAAAACTTCAAATACAAAATCACTCTCTCCATACTTATTAAAAGCATTTTGAAAATAGCTATTATCATGATTATTTCTTCTTAGATGTAGTAGATGATGACCCTTTCTACCTGCTAAATAAGCCGTTTGTCCCACATATCTTTTACCAGTTGTTTTGTTGATAAAACAATATATTCCAGAAAGTTTTATTCTCATTAGTTATTTGTTATTTGTTAATTATTTATAATAAAAGGTAGTTAAAAACTTAACTACCTTTTATTATATTACATATTATGTGTTTTTGCAACTAGGTTAAGGATCTATATAGATCCTTAAATAATAAACAAAAGTAATTAATTAACAAACTTAAAATAACAACTTAACCTAACTTCTTTATATCTTCTTCATTAAACACAGTAATAACAACATATGTTTTATTATCTTCACTAACTAAAACAACCTTATTACAAGGAATATTCTTATCTATAAACATTGATAATTTTGTATTTAAAGTAAAAGAATTATACTTTAAATGTATACTATTTTTATCTATATACTGTTTTAACTTAGGATGTATTAGTAAATATTTGGCCCTTATATTATTTTTAGCCTTAAACCAATATACTAATTTTTGAATTGTACTTATAATATTAGCGTTATAATCTAACCAAGAAACACCTCTTTTACTTTCATTATTATTTATATTAGTAAATAAATTACCATAAGAGGCACCTTCTTTAAAGCTATTATAAGTAATAACATTATGCTCTTTATCAATATCAAATTCAAACATTATCTTTAGCTATACTCTCATTTGTCCACATAATATTTAAACTATTAACACTTGCATGTACTACAATATAACCTTTACTAATTAACTGTTCATATACATACATAGGATAGTTTAAATCAGTCACACTAACTTTATACTTATTAGCAGTTGCAGTGATTCTAATTAAATCAGCAACCTTCTGTAACTCCATCTCTTTAGTGCTTGATGCTGCTAACTTATTAGCTGCTTTAGCACTTAATAAAGGTAATACAACCTCCTCCTTACTATCAGTTTTACTGCTATTTATTAGTGCCATATATATGCCTACTTTATGCTTTAAAAGCCTACAATGTTATTATTAATATAGTATATATTAACAGCAGTATAAAGTAAGTTATAAACACTTACAATAAAAAGATTAAACTGTTAACAAAACAATAACAAACAATAAATAAATGGCTTTATATAACATTAATCAAATCCTTAAAGGCGCTAGGAATGCTGGTGGTCTAAAGACTTACAACCAAGCATCTGTAACTACTAAGCCTACTGCTGCTATTAGTGGTACTACTATTACTTTTAGTGGTGGTGCAATTGAAGTAGAAGGTAAAGAGTATGCATTTCCAACTCCTTTTGACTTTAGTACTTATTCTGCTCTTTTAAAAGCAGATACAACTTATGTATTAAGTGCTGTACCTACTTATGTAGAACCTGCTGATCAAACTGCTGCTATTAGTGCTGGTGTTAACTATGTAGTTAGTCAAACTTCCTTAGGTGAATCAGTACTAAACTACTTCATGAATCCTACAGCAATTAGTGGTATTAATGCTCTTGGTGGTGAAGCTGCTGTTAGAGATAGGATTCAAAGTGGTACTTCCAATGACGCTGATAGTAGAGCTTTTGCATTCTTTTGGAGTGAGCAAGACAAGCTATCTGATCCTAGATATACTGGTCAAAGGTTGCCTATTAGTGGTATTAAATATGTACTAACTGAAGTAACAGCACAAGATAACACTGGTAAGAGCAATGCACTAGCTACCTTTACATATAATGAATTTGCTAGATTTAGAGCTGGTCAAGGTGACATTCCTGCTGAGTTTAAAGTTCTTGCAACTGCTGCTGCTGTTACTGCATATGAAACTCCTGCTAAGACCTTCTTGTGTAAGAGAATCTTTGGTTACACCTCTTTAAACAATGCTAATGCTAACATTGGTGCAGTTGAAATTGCAACTTATAGTAATCTTGGTGCATTGTTACCAACTCCTTTTACCAACCCTACTAACATTACTACTGGTGCTGCTGTAGCTTCTATTACTCATTATGTTGTATATGAATACTACTACAGTTCTTACATGGAATTGGGCAACGTTGGCACCAAGGATAAAGTACTTAATATTCTTTCTAACAAAGAAGCAAGCAGCCTTGGTAGAATCAATCCTATTTACTTAGATAATCCTTTCTCCATTCAAAGATCTGCATTGATGAATGCTAAAGCTAGACCAGCAATGACACTTTACAATAATCCATGTGATCTTGTTAAAGTAACAGTTTCTAGTTTAGGTCCAGTTGTTCTTGCTTCACTTGTTCCAGTTTATGATACACTTGTATAATATACACATATAACATAGGTACATCTAAACATGTTTGATCCAAACATTAAAGTTAGAGTGATAGCAGATTTCAAATACAGAGATGAGAGTTACGTTATAGCTAACTCTCATCTTTCCTTTGACATTTATGACAGTATGAAAATTGCTGAGCTAATTACTTTATATAATCCTTACTATGAATACAAAGATCATATTGAATTACCTTCAGTTGATGCTTTGCCTTATCATGTAAGAGAACAATTAATTGATACATATAAGTTAGACAAGCCAATTGATAGTGCTGAGTTTCTACCTATTAGTGATAAGGTTAACTATGAAATTGGTGGTGATACTTACACACCATTTGGTTATTCACCCTATGAATCTGACATTGAAGTTGATGTTAAACCCATTGCTGACAATGTAGTTGAAGTGGAAACATATGAGCCTAAATTTGTAGAGTTGGATGCTCCTAGGCCTTCAGTTGCAGAAGATAAAGCTGTTAAACCTGTTACTTCTGTTACAACTGAAAAGAAAACAATAGAAGAACCCTATAAGCCTCTTTCTCCTTCTTCCTATGAATCAGATGAACAAACAGAGGATAATATACCAACTGTTAGTACAAAGGAAGTAGTAAAAGCAAATAATATTCTTAGTCTAACTAAAGATGAACTAGAAGATAAGAGTGCTGCTGAGATTAAAAAAGCTGTATTAGAAGTTGATCCAACATATGATTATACTAATAAAGTAGAAGCTATTAAGTTCCTATTAAGTAAATAATAACTCTTAAATAAACAAAATGAACTTTGCACAAGACATACAAAGTAGTCTTGATACAGTAAACTTTATTAAACTTGTAAGGCCTCTATGTGTATTAACACAAGGGGCTTCTTTCATAAGTGATGATGATATAGTGTTTCAAGGATTACAACAATTTAATAACATAGGTCTAGTATTATCTGCTGCTAAGGACAAGGATAACACTCAGCTATTTAAGATACCAACTACATATCAAGCAGTTTTAAACTTAATACTAAACTCTGAATATAGTTCTGGATTAGTTAATGTAGCAGCAGAGTTAACAGCAGCTAACATCATTAGATCATTGCCCCTTAATGATAGTTTAAAGTTAATTGATAGAGGTAATATACTAGAAACTAGAGCCTATTCCAACTTAGATAGGATTATATTTCTATATACATCTGCGTCAGCAGTTACTAATAACACCTCTATTAGTACATCTAATGATTTCTTCTTCTTTGCACCAGACATTGATAAGACAACCATATTAGATGGTGCATTTGATGTTGGATTAGAAACAGAATCAGTTAAATTAACAGGTGTTAAAACTGTTAAGAGTTTAACAGTAGATAATAATCAAGTAGCATTTATATACTACAACATATTAAAGTCTGAACCTGGCACACCACCACTATTAAATGAAGGTATAACATTAGTAAATGATGGGCAAGATATAGAGAGTTTTATATATCAACTATCATCTGATATAAACACTTTATGTACTAATGTGTATTCAACTGGAACAGCAGTATATCCATTCTCTAATCTAATAGCTGAACCAACTAGAACACAAAACATAGATGCAAGCGTATCAATTAAAAAGAGTAACTTTTATACAAATACAACTACCTTTTTAAATAAGACAGCCACATTTAATCTAAGAACATTTAGTATCTATTTAGAGTTTGCAGCTAGAAGATTATCTACTACAGTATCAAGAGAAGCCATAACTATAAGGCCTTTAACAATACATAAAGCTGCTTTATTAACTCCTTATACTTCTTATAAAGGAGCTTATAATGCTGCCATTTTATATTCATTAGATGATGTTGTTATTAGTAATAATGTAGCTTATAAAGTAATACTTGCATCACCACCAATTAATAGTATTAATAATAATACATATTGGCAACAAATTGATGTATCTAATACTAGTTATACTACTAATGATTTACTAATTAGAAAGTCAGCATATATAAAGAACTATGTTGATGGTTTATTAATTGGTAAGCAAACATCTAACTTCTTTAACTATCAATCATTGCAACTAGAAGGCCCATTATCAGCCATCATAGATGTTAATAAAGGCACAGTTAGTTCTGCTAGTGCCAGTGCTACTGGATCAACTGCAATTGACCACAAAGTTGAGATTGATACATTCTATTTTAGCTTCTCTAATCCTTTAAATCCCTTTTGTACTAACGCTGGAAGACTCTTATTCAGAATATCTACTTTAAGTGAAAATGTACCATGGATACCAATAAACATAGAGCTTGGTGACCAACCAGAAGATGTAGCATTTAAATTATTACAAGGCATATTAGAGTATAGAGTTGAACAAGACACTAAAGTTGTAGGCGCTCAAATATATAAAGATGCAGTTTATATTAACGCTTATAAGATTACTAACCCAGAAGTAAGAGTAATAGTTGATGTTAAATTTGAAGATGTACAAGGTATAACTGTTGCCTCTTATTATCATTTAGTTGCACCGGCTATTACAAGTTATAGCACTGCTCCAAGGTCAGTTGCTGTTACAACGGTTCTTAGAATAACTAACAATCCAACATCTGATCAAACTATAAACAAGGGAGCTTCAACCATTAATTTAGGCAGTAGAAGCAATAGTACTATGAATAGAGTTAAAGATAAATTAGCAACATTAAATGATGTAATAGGTAGCCAGTATGCATGGAATAGATCAAATATGTATTAATATTGCTAAAGGCATTGCAAGTCATCCTCTTATACTTGCTAATTTAATAGTTAATCCACTAACAAATGAGCCAGTACCAATAGCTAATTACAGATTATATGGTGGTTTAGAGACTGCATCTTCTACTTTAACTTGTGCAGTATATCCAGCACCTGTTACTACTTTAACAGCTAAAACACCATCATCTCAAGCAGCATCAATGGTATATAAACCATACAATCTTGGTAGTGAAACTGATGAGATTATGACTAACATTCATATTAGTTTTTACTATAACAGTGTTATATCTGGTTCACAATCAACGCCACTAATACTAGAAAACATGCCTACACAATTACCTATTACAAATGATGAAATAGTAATAGAAAATAGCACAAATATAGAATTATATACTGATGTAGCTTTACACATATTAAGTCAATGTATTGAGTTATTAAGACTAATAATATATGACATTAAAATTGATGATTTAAACACTAAAGTAGAACTATTAACATCATCATTTATAGGTGGTCAGTGGGAAAAAGATCCATACTTCAAAGAGGTAATGACATCTTGTTTAATCACCACATACCTACCAAAAGCTAAAAATTTAAGTCTAACTCCAATAAAAGATATAACATATAACATAAATTAAACAATGAGAATTCCTGAAGTTATTTTTAATGAAACACCTTCATTAGGAGCACCTATAAACACTAGTGCTTCTAATAGAATTGCTATTGTAGGAGAGTTTACAAAAGGCCCTATTAATACTGTTTTACTTTCAGAGTTTAAAGACTTTGCAAGAATCTATGGTTATGATACTGGCACTGCTAACTTATCCGTTCAAGCAGCCTATGATCAAGGTGCTAGAGAATTTGGAATTAAGAGAGTAATTGGTCAAGCAGTAGCACCTAAGATTGATTTACTAATTGGCGGTGTTGCTACAAAGCCCAATAACCTTACTATCAACTTAAAGTTTGTAGGACAACCTATTAGCACTGCAACTAGTTACATTGAAACATTTATTAGTTCTAGTGGTAGTTACACTGGTACAACTGATAAGAGATATTTGTTTAAAGTAACACAAGGTCCTATTACACTTAATGCTACTTACAATGAAGCAACAGCAGCTTCTATTATCACTACATCACTTGCTAATGCTGCAAAAGTTGTAATTGGTTCTAAGGTTGTTAGTGCTGAATCTGGAGTATTAACAGCACCTACAACTACCACTGTAACAGCAGTTGATCCTTTAACTGGAGCTATTACATTATCTGCTCCTCTTACTACTGCTGTAGCGGGTTATGGTGCATTCACATTAACTAATAAAGCCACCTTAAAGTGGGTTGTATTACCCATCAATCAATATCCATTTGCAACTAACTTGCCAACTGTTAACTGGGGTAATGATAGCGCTGATGTTCCTACTTATGTAGATACAACTGGCACAGCTATTACAGGTGCTATACTTGCAACATCATTAGATCTAACAACTGATGCTGGTATCTTTAAAGTAATAGCTGAAGGTATCTCACTAAAATTTAGTGTAACAGGAGTACCAATTGAAATCTACCCTGGAGAAGAATTTACAATCAGAGTTAACTCTGCTGAGTATTTAATTCCAGTAGCAGAAGGTGCCACCTCTTCTGATGTTATTAATAACATTCAAGACTTAGTTGGTGGTGTTGCTCCTATTGGTCTTGTTAAGAGACTAAACAGTGAACAAGGCGCTGCTCTCTACTTATCAGAAGACATTGTTACACAACCTCTTGAGTTCTTTGATCTAGAAGCACCAGATAGAGTAACCATCGCAAGTGGTTATAGTTTATGGGTTGACTTAGAAGAAGCAGATGGACAAGTAGTAACTTCTGGTTCAGCTACAAGTGGTTCTCCAACTCTTACAGTATTAGATGCAACTAACATTGCAATTGATAGCATTGTAAGTGGTACTAGTATTACTCAAGGCACTACAGTTATCAATAAAGTTGGTAATGTGTTGACCTTATCTGATCCAGTATCAGCTAACATTGTAAGTGGTACTATTACCTTTGCTAACTTGAATGGTATTAACTTTAGTAACTATGGATCGCTTAATAAAAGTGGTTTTTCCTCAACTGCTAATAATGCTAGAAATGCTTTTCTAACTACATACACTGCTGATGGTTATCCTCTTGTAAGATTTACAGCTATTAGTCCTGGTCAATGGGGTAATAACATAGCTCTATCTATTAATAGCATTGGTTCTAGTAGATTTAACGTTGTAATTGAGGATAACAACACTAATACAAATGATAAACAAATTGAATCATTTACAGTTGATCTAACAACTGATGTGGCGGCTGATGGCACTATTAATAGTATTGCTTCCTCATATGTTAAAGCTGATTACATTCCAGTATCAGTGGGTAGTAACGTGTTTCCTGCTCAAATTGTAACTAGAACACCTCAAAGATTAGCACCAGCTAATGTATTTATTACAGATGTAACTGATGTTAGACATGTCAACTATGTTGGTAATAATAAGCTATCAAATCTATTTTTAAAGAAAGGATATGACGGCCCAGTTCCAACTGAAACTGATTACATCAACGCTGTTAATTCATTAGCAGAAGAAAGAGTTAACTTCATTGTAGTAGCTAATGAGTTAGGCGCTAAGTCAGCAGTAAGACAAGCTCAACTATCTGTAGCTGGTAACAGTGGTGAACTAGAAGGTAGAAAGATTGCAATTCTAACATCAACCAGAAACCTAACACCAGCATTAGCTAGATTAGAAACAGTTGGTATTAACACTGAAAGAGGTGTATATATTGCTGGTTGGGGTACATATGGCGGGGGCAATGGAGTTGGTAGATTCTCAGTTCCTCTTAGTGCATTCTACGCTGGTAAGTTAGGTTATATTCCTGAGAATATAAGTCCTGCTGCTAGAACAAGTGCTGGTTCTATTCAAGGAATCATTGAAACTGACTTAGATCAATACAAGTCTATCAGTGTTAAACAACAATTCATTGATGCCAAAATTGATATGGTTTCTATTGATCCTGCATTATCTGGTTACTTTGTAGTACAAGGTAGAACTCTTACAG